TGATGTACTACAAAAAAAGTTTGGTATTGATAAGAAAGTTCAAGAGCGGATCAAGCCAGCCAGTTACATTAGCAAGGCATTTGACTATTGTGACGATGATGGCGTGGTGCGGTATCAAGTGCTGCGATACGAGCCTAAGACATTTCGTCAACGCCACCAGAATGACAAGGGCGAGTGGGTTTGGAATATGGACGGCGTTGAGGCGTTGCCATATCGACTGCCTGATCTGCTGGCGTCCCCAGACAAGCCAATCTATATCGTGGAAGGTGAGCAGTGCGCTGAGAAGCTGTTTGCGATGGGCCGCTTGGCAACATGCAATCATGGTGGTGCAGGCAACTGGAAAGCAGAACTCAACAAATGGTTTGTGGGCCGCAAGGTTGTGGTGCTGCCAGATAACGACGACGCCGGTCGGGCACACGCCAGCAAAGTCGTTAACGGTTTGTTAGGGATTGCGGCAGAAATAAGGCAAGTGGAGTTGCCGGGATTGCCAGAAAAAGGCGACGTGGTGGATTGGCTGCTCGCTGGCAACACGATGGAACAATTGCGTGATCTGGTTGTGGCCGCTGATCGTATAGAGAACTTAGAGACCGTTGAAGACGTAGAACCCGAGTTCCGCGGCGATGTCTTTGAGACATACTCTCTCTTGCACCTACGGTCGATGCCACCAATAGAATGGATGATTGAGAGCATCATACCGCAGAACAGCTTGTCTGTAATGTATGGTGAGCCGGGTGCCGGTAAGTCTTTTCTTGCCTTGGATATGGCGCTATCTGTTGCTTACGGACAGTCGTGGCATGGCAAGGCTGTTACACCTGGATCAATTCTATATATTGCTGGTGAAGGTGTTGGTGGCTTGGGCAAACGGGTTGCGGCGTGGCAGGCGTTCTATGGCGTTGATCCTGTTGCTCCGTTTCATGTGTTACCTACGGCTGTTAGGTTTCGTGAGCCAGAAGATGTTGAGAAGCTGATGCGTACCATCGACAGCTTTAACACGCAATTTTCTTGCGTGTTCGTTGACACGGTAGCGCGTGCATTGTTGGGTGGAGATGAAAACTCTGCCACTGACATGGGCATGTTCATTGATGCCTGTGACGCTGTGAAACGGCATGCCAAGTGTGCATTGATGGGCATTCACCACTCTGGCAAAGATGCTGCGCGTGGCATGCGTGGATCCACGGCTTTGCTGGGTGCGGTGGAGACATCCATTCGCGTCACGCGATCTGATGACATTTTGAGCATGAAGATGGAGAAGCAGAAAGATGCTGACCCATGCGAGGACATTAACTTCAACATGGAGCAGATTGCGATTATTGGTGATGCGTCTATCGTGCTTGAGGCTTGCGACGCACCAACAAAGAAGAAGCGCCAGAAACTATCGCCATCTCAATCTATCGCGCTTGAGTGTTTGCGCGGTCTGGTGATTGACCTGGGTAGCAAGTCAATTCCAATACATCTTTGGCAAGAGGCACATTCCCGTGCCGCCCCTGATGCAGCGGCAAGCACTAAAAGTTCTGCGCGCTCTCAACTGCAAGAAAAGGGCATTGTTGGAATTTCAAAAGGTATGGTGACTGAGCTATAAAAAAAGCCCCGGCGTAATGCCGGGGCTAAGTTCAGGGAGGTAACATCGAGATATCAACAACACGATTATTATATAAGCCATGAGCAACGTAAAGACAATATCTACGAACAAAAAAGTTATTTTTGTGCCATTTCATTGGGGCCACCCATACGCTATGGACTTGCGCCCATTTGACAAGGCGATGATGACTGACATTCCAAACTACAATGATTATCTCAAAGCGTATGCGGCATCTGGAACAGCCTACACGGCGGTACATGATGGCAGGATGGTGTGCAGTTTCGGCGTTAATCTTCTTTGGCCGAAGGTTGGAGAGGCTTGGATGCTGACTTCGCACCACGTTGGTAGCGTTCCGATGTCGCTTACGAAGGGCGCACTGAGGTTTTTTAACCACTGTGCCACCACTATGCCATTAAAGCGGTTACAAATCACAGTAGATGCGCGTAATAAGGTTGCAGTACAGTGGGCAAATTTGTTAAAGTTCAAGCAGGAAGGCGTGCTGGAAAAATACGGCCCGTCTGGTTCTGATTATTTTATGTATGCGAGGATTTATTGATGGGTGGTTTGTTTAGTTCTCCGAAGACCCCAGCGCCTGATCCTGAACTTGCAGCAGCGCAGGCCCGTCAGGAAGCGCGGTTGAACGAAGAAGAACGCTCCAAGAAGGAGGCGATTGCTTCTCGTCAGCGCGCCCGACAGATTGGCGGTCAGCGGATGTTGCTTTCTTCTGATCGACCCGACGCACAAATGGGTATCGAAACTAAGTTAGGATCAAGTTAATGGGTGGTATTTTTAGCAAGCCGTCTGCACCGGCCCCAGCGCCAACCCCAGCGCCAGCACCTGCTCCAGTAGCAACTGATGCTCAAAAGAAGGAAGCGGCGCAGCGACGTGCACGTGGTATTCGCCAGCGTGGTTTGCTTGGCAGCGTAGCAACTCGCGGCACTGCCGCAGAAGAACAAACAACTTTAGGAGCAGGATAATGCCAAAAGTAGTAACCAAAGACGGGAAGACACGCACCTTTGCTTATAGCAAAGCTGGGATGGCTGCGGCCAAGGAATATGCCAAGCAGTACGGCGGGCGTGTTGCTGAGGTTAATATGAAAACGACGATGTTGAAGAAAAAGAAATGAAGAAAGAAGTTTGGGACAAAAAGCGACCAAAGGGTTTGGGAAAGCCAAAGTCTTTGAGTTCTTCGCAGAAACGATCCGCAATGCGTGCGGCCCAAAAGGCAGGCCGTCCGTACCCGAATTTGATCGACAACATGAGGGCCGCTCGTGGCTGATACACCGGCATGGCAACGCAAGGCAGGCAAAAACCCCAAAGGCGGATTGAACGCCAAGGGTAGGGCCTCTGCGCGTGCTGAAGGCATGAATCTCAAAGCACCGGTAAAGTCTGGCGACAACCCAAGACGTGCTTCTTTCTTGGCGCGAATGGGTTCCATGCCCGGCCCAGAACGCGACGAGAAAGGACGCCCCACGCGCCTGCTCCTTTCCCTGCGCGCGTGGGGCGCTTCTTCTAAGTCTGATGCTAAGTCTAAGGCCAAGAGCATCAGCGCGCGCAATAAAAAGGATTAACAGATGGCCGATGACTATGGAATGAACCCAGTATTTACAGGCAAGAAGACGAAGGCTGGCCGTCCATTATGGAAGACTCCATCTGGTAAGCTGTATTCTGAGCGCACCAGGACAATCCCATTAGATTATGGGAAAGACAAGAAGCCTTTGCCCAACTCTAGGTGGATTAACGTGCCAACAGTGTTTGATGCAGGACAAGTCATCAACGATGAAGATTTTTTATTAAAATTTTATAGTGCGAATAAGTTTAAAGACCCTATTACTGGCGAACAATTAAAGACTTTTAAGAGCCTTGACGCAGCGGTCGCCGCAGCGAGGAAAAGAAGTTCAGGATTATTGGATTAGGATTAACAGATGCTTACCGTTGAACAGGTTATGAAGCGCCATGAACTGGCACAGAGACGCAAAGATAACTGGCGCCAGATTTATGAAGACTGCTACGAGTTTGCGCTACCTCAGCGCAACCTGTACGACGGCTACTATGAGGGCGGCGGTTCTCCCGGCCAGAACAAGATGGTTCGCGTCTTTGATTCAACCGCCATCAACGCCACACAACGATTTGCTAACCGGATTCAGTCCGGCTTGTTTCCGCCGCATGGCCGGTTCTGCCGACTAGAGCCGGGCGAGGACATCCCGATGGAGCGCCGTCAAGAGGCGCAGGCTGCATTGGATGTGTATTCAGACAAGATGTTTGCCGTGCTGCGCCAAAGCAACTTTGACCTCGCAATGGGCGAGTTTCTGCTAGACCTAGCGGTTGGTACGGCCGTCATGCTTGTGCAGCCTGGAGACGATATCACCCCGATCCGCTTTACGCCTGTGCCGCAATATCTGGTTGCTATCGAAGAAGGCGCCCACGGCAAAGTTGATAACGTCTATCGCAAGATGCGGATGAAGGGCGAGGCAATCAAGCAGCACTGGGTAGACGCCGAAATCCCGACACGCCTTGCGACCATGATTGAGCAGAAGCCAACAGAAGAAATTGAATTGATTGA